CGACAAAACCCCAGATACAGCAAATTCGGCTGTATCCAGAAAGTCGTCCAGATTTTCCCAGTCAAGCGACTGCATTAATGAGCCTCTGCTTTCTCAATCGCTGCAACTAGCTGGGCTTTTTTCATGCTGTCTGCGCCGTCGATGTCGTATTCGGCGGCTAATGTTTTAAGCTCAGCAACGTTGAGTTCAGACAGATCTGAATCTGCTCGCTCGTCAGAGTCAACCTGTACGGCTTTGCCTCGGCGAATCAGGCTTTTGGCTTCTTGCTCTGGCACGCCAGGGACAATGCCGCCTGGCGTAATGATTTTACCGCCAGCAACAAACGAGCTGGTGCACTTAAGGGTTAGGGCTTTTTTGACCATGATTATGCTCACGTAACTGGGGCCGCTTGCGCAGCCCCTATCAGGTTTTTGGGTTAAGCGGAGCGGCCTAAGCAGAAGCTTTCAACATTGCGCAGAACCATGTCTACATCCTGCATGGCTACGATGCGTAAGCGGCCCTTGGCGCTGTGGGTGTACGGATCAGCGGTCAGTTCCAGTCCGCCCCACATGCCAATGATGGCATCTGCGAAGTTACCGAAGATCAGGTCACCGGTTTGAATCTGGTTGGTCACTTCGGTGTTGTATCCGTTCACGCTGTTGCCCGGCTCCCATATGGGCTGGCCGTTGGTGCCCAAAAACTTCTCAGTAGTCTTCATGGTTCCGCGTAGGGCAGATGCCATAACGTAAGCCATGGAAGAAACGTCCGCGTTAGCAGCTGAAATCTCGGACTCCATCTTGACCACTTCGGCGTAGGTGGGAGCGCCAGCTGCTGCAAACGTCACCGCGTTGATGCCGGAGGTGTTCGCAATGCCTGTTGGCTGGTCGCTTGCGCCGGTGCCGTAGAAGAACGCTTTGTCGATGGTCAGCGCCAGTGCTGTTGCCAGGTCAGAGCGCACCAGGGCTTCAACGTCCATAGATGACTGCATTAACATGCGCCGGGTGATTTCTGACAACGCTGCAACCGTCTTAGGGCGCAGGCCGATCTGGCCAAGCTCCAGAGTGTCTTCCGGTGCGTCAGCGTCTTCACCGATCCAGTAGCCGCCAGCCCCGGAGTTTTGTTTTGGCAGATCAAAATTGCCAACCAATCCACCCATGGACGTGCCCAAGCGCATAGCAACCGCGCGGTTGCGCAGCAACTCGATAAACGAGCTGGTCATCAGCGTGGTATCCACAACGTTTCCGCCGGTGTCGCCTGCCGCAGTACCGGTTGTGCTGGTGTTCAGGGCGCGGCGTAGAACGTCGGGGGGAACAACCAAACCTTCAACGTCACGCTCCATGTTGTCAGCAGCGGTTCTTGAGGCTTCCATTTCGAACGCCGCCGCTTCTTGGGCGCGGCGATCGGTTGGGTTGGCGATCGCGCGAATGGCACGCAAAAAGCTGTACTGGCGCACTTCGCCGTCTGACATGCCAATGCTGCCGAGCTCGCGGGTGCCGCTGGCATTGTCTGCCAGTGTGTTGGCACGATCGCCATGCATTGCGTCCAGCAGTGCGCGCTGGAAGTCTTCAGGCTTTTTGCCTTCGCCTGCAAACGTGGATGCCAGATCAGGGTTTCCATATTGGCGACCCATATCCATAATCGCTTTTACGCGGGCCTGCTCCGCTTGCACGCCAGCATTACGGGCTTCAGCGTGGGCTGCACCGGCACGCTCAATAATTTCAAGGACTTCAACGATCTTGTCGTTTTCGTCTACTTTGGCGCGAACAAGGTTGCCTTTTTCGTCGCGAAGAATTTTTTCGTTCATTTGAGCGCTCCTGATAGTTGGGCTCGTAATTGAATTAATATCTGGATTATCACCGCCAGCCACGTCACGCACCGCTGGCAGTGGTTCCTTTGAGCGACCCACGCCCACAGAAACATCCGCCGGAACAGACACAATGCTGATCTCGTGAGGCTCCCAGTCAGTAACGCGAGCCATGTCTGCAAGCCCGGGGCGCTCCTCAAATTCAACCTTATGAATTGCGTAGCCCACCGATACGTGGCGCCGAATGTTGTCAATAACATCCTGAAACACTTCGGACGCCCGAGCCCCGCGGCCAAAGCGCACCACAGCCCGGCCTTTCCGGTCTGCACTTAATGTGACGGACTCAACAACGCCTACCTGGTCATCCCAGTCGTGGTTGACTAGCAGAGCGGCTCCACCTTCCAGGCGTGCGGTTCGCATCGCGCCTGGTTTATGATCTAGCACTTCAATTCCGAACCAACGCTCCACTTCGGTTTCGCTGGAAAACGCTAGCTCAACAGTGCGCTTTTCTTCGTCCAGCGCCCGCGCTTCGTGCATGACGAGATCGCGGTGCATGTTTTCCGTTTTCAGCTTTCGCGTTTGCTCGTCGGTGATGGCTCGGGTTTGAAGAGACCCTTCAACTGCTCGGACCTTATCGGTGGCCTGAGCTTCAGGGCGCGGATTTTGCCTTACCGGAGTCAGCTGCCGGTCCTGAGGTTTTTTAATCATTGCTCGGCTCCTGGGTCGGCGCGTTGCCGCCCGTGGGTGTTTGTATTGGGCTACCAAGGGTGGCATCCACAATGGCTTCGGGAATGCCGGCAGCAATCATGGCCTGGCGATCTGCCGCCCACTGGCGCCACACCGAGCGAGGATCGCCGCCGCGCTCAAGGATAATTTGCGACGGGCTTTTGAATTTGTTGGCCACGTCACGCGCAGCGGTTTTTGAGTCTTTGTCGGGGTCCACCCAGTCCCACCTGCGAGCCTGCCAAGAGTGTTCGCGGTATTTTTCGATTTGCTCTGGGCGAAGCTTTGCGCCTGTACGGGTGCCCACTGGTATGCCTTTGAGCAAGGCGCGGGGCAGCCAAGCTTCGTAGATTCGGTCAAGCAGTGTTTCAATCAGCCACTCCTGGAGCTCCTTCCATCCGTCGCGCTCAGTCAAGGAGCCCTCGCGCAAGCTGCTAAAGTTAACTCCCTCGAGGTCGTTGGCCAGCTTGTTGTATTGCACGCCTAGCCCAGTAGCCATGCCGCGAATCATTTGCTTCGAAAATGGTCCGGTTTCGCCGCTTGGAAACTGCGGGCTTCGCTCTTTGAATCGCAGGCCCGGGGGCAGCTCGTCATAGCTCCCGGGGCTGGCGTCCATATACATTGGGCTGCGGTCGGCGTCATCGTCATCGGGCGGGCCAAAACCTTCGTCCCACTCAAAAAAACCGCCTTTAGCCGCGGAGGCGCGGGCATTCACCAGCGCTGCCTGCTCAAATCCGTTCAGGTTGTGCATGCGCATGACGGCGGTGACCATCCAAGGAAGGCCTCGGCGCTGCCCAACTAGGTCTTCGATGTAGCCGTGCACTATTTCTTCAGCCGGCAGGCTCACGTAATAGCGCCCGCCGTAGTTGTAATCAGATTCAGACTCGTCAGTGGTCGTAAATAAAAACCGAATGGGCCGGCCCCAGCGGTTATAGCGAATGCCATGCCGGATAAATTCGCCGTTGGTCAGCTTGTCGACGTTGAAGTCTACCGGGCACCGTTGTGAGTCGAGCGGCTGCAGGCCCAGAGCCCAATCGTTAATGCTGGCATCGAAAACCAGCCTTATCATGTACTCGCCGTTTGTCGCGGCATCTTCCACTGAGCGGCTTAAAATCTGGCGCAAAGACCGCTTACCGCTGACGTCACAAACACCGCGAGCGGCCCACCGTCGGAAGTCGGCCTCAATTGCGTCATTGGCTGATTCGTCCAGACGGCCATCCGAGTCGCGAGACATGGCCTGCAGGTTAATTCCCTGATGCCCCACAATGTTCTGGCGGCAAAGGCGCAAAAAACCACGGGCGTAGTCGTTGGTTAGTGCCAGGTGGCGGGCGCGAGCAACCAGTGGTCTTTGGTTTTTCGTTACAAAGTCGTCAGCAGGAACCGGCACTGTGGGTAAGTCACCGGTTAGGCGGTCAGATCTGGCTTGCTCCAACAAAGACCGGCGAAGCATCTGTGGCATGCGGTGGCTGCGGACCTTGGGCTTGGCGCTGCCTTCTGTTTTCGGCTCGCGCTTTTTGAAAAAATTAAACGCCATGTCCGAACCTCACCAGGATGGTTCGCCCGAGCGTGTCTTTGCCGCGCCGGCGGGCCTTGAGTTGTGCCACTTCGTGGCGGTACAGGTCGCGCAGCTTCAGAAGCTGGCTGATGGGGGTGCGGCGCAGTTCACGGTTGTTTATGCGATAGCTGTCCTGGTCGCGAGTTGCACGACCCTCGATAACAGCTTCAATAGACTGCAATACTTTCTCGGCATGGGCGCGACCATCAAAGCTGGCGTCTGCCTGGGCCAGGTCAGGGCGCACTTCAAGCGATCCGGATTCGATTTCGTGGGTGTCTGTGCCGTCGGTCACGCGCAAGCTGTAAAAGTAATTGCCGGGTAACCAGCTACTGGTATTGGCTGCTGAATCACTAATGATGTGCAACTTATCTTCGGTCAGGCCCTCAAGGTCAATGTGGCCCGCCCCGCGCAGCAGCAGTAGGCTAGACCATTGCGGGCCCGGGTAGTTCGCCAGACCAAAGGCCAGGCTTAACGTAAGCCCGGCGGTGATCTTGTTGGGGATTAGCGCCATGCGTCACCAGTTATTGACCCAGCTTGTACGGGGCCTTGAAGTTATGGCCCTAGTTTTGCGCTTGGGCGCTGGTGTCTCCGCTGGCAGTGGTTCCTTGAGCTTTACCGCTTTGCTGGGTGTAGTGGGGGTTTCGTCAGTGTCTTCGGCGTCGCGCAGCAAGCGTTCCAGGTGACGCTTTAGGTGAGGGCTGGCAATTTTTAGCGCTGCGTAGGCATACACTCGGCAGTCCAGCGCCTCGTTTCGCGGGCGGGTCTGGTGCCACTCGCGCTTTGCCACGCCTTTTATGTACTTGGTGACCAGTTTTTCGGCCGTGATCTGATGAAACCATTCGGCTTCGCGGTCTGTGGGTATGTGGCTGAAGCCAGGGCCGGGCTCGGTAACCGCCAGCCGGCGCATAACGGTGAGCTTGCCCTCGTCTACGCCCACGGAAAACAGATCCACTTTGCGCTGAGCCTTGCCTGTTTTTTTGCGTGAGGGGGATGTAACAACAGGGCGATCCCAACCACCGACGCCTTTGATCGCATACAGGCGGCGGCCAGTTTTTTGACGGACGTATTCGTAAGCTCTCTGCGTATAACCGGTGCTGCCGCCGGTGTCGAGGCACGCCGACAGAATGCCCAGGTGAGCACCAGACTCATGGCGCCATGTTGTGGCGAGATAGTCGTCTAGATCCTGCCAAACCTCATCACGCAACGGATCGCCCCATAGCACGGTGAAATCCACGGACCAGCTTTCTTCGCCTATGCCCCATGCGACCGTTTCCACTTCCAGGCGATCCTGCTGCATGTCTATGCCAGACGTTAGTACAGCGCCGCCGGCGGGCACTGGAGCGCGAAACTCTTCGGCGCGCTGCATGAGCACGTGAGAATCTGCCTGTTCGCCTTGCTCTTCCCACGTTTCCGCCAGCGATACGTTAACGAAAGATTGCAAATCGTTGGCGGCCTTCTTGTCCAGAAAGGATTGAACAACGTCTCGGAGCCGGCGGAAGCAAGAATACAGTTCGTTAAGGTGATAGCTGGCGTGGCCACGGAATGGCTTTTTGGCTTTCCACCCGGCCCCAATGCTTTCGGCGATACGGATGGCCGCGATACGTTCGCCGTCATTCCAGAGCACGCCGCAGTCTTCGCAAATATAGCGGGCGGTTTCTGGCAGGTGCTCGCCGGTTTCGTCTTTATCCCAGGTCACTCTGTCCCACTGCAGTCTCTGATGGTGATCGCAGTGGGGGCAGGCAACGTGAAAATGTCTCTGGTCGCCTTGGTTGAAGGCTACCTCAATGCGTGAGTCGTCTTTAATAGTGGGTGTTGATATCTCCATCAGCAGGCGCTGGTCGCCGAATGTAGCCGCCCGCTGCCAGATCAGCTGCACCTCGTCGCCTTCCGGGGTGCCGCCGTACCCGTCAATTTCATCCGCAATGATTAAGGGCGCCGACCGGCCGCGCATGGTCTTTGTCGATCCAGCCCAAGCGAACATCATGAACCCGCCCGGGTAACTCTTCATCCGTTGGTTATTGACGCCTTCATGGCTGCGGGGCTTGGCAATCAGTTCTTGCAGCAACGGGTTGGCGTCAACCATAGGGTTAAATTTCGTTTCCAGCCACGTGGTCAGATCGCCTTGCGAGGGCTGCATCATCATTTGGCTTTTCGGCTCATGCGCGATGTAGTAGCCCTGCAGGCAAAGAGCGGCCAGGGTCTTGCCAACCTGGGCACCCCACATCAACGAGATGCGATGGCAGCCCGGGTGCACGGCCATGTCCATTGGCTCGCGCTGATAGGGTGCGTTGTCAAATCGGATGGGCCCGGGTATTGCGTTGCCCGCTGGAATGCGCACGTTTTGTTCTGACCACTCGGATGGCTTGAGAGGGGCAGGCGGAACCAAGTGGCGTGCGGCCCGCTTTAAGGCGCGGATTACGCCGGGGGCGTTACTGAACTGTTGGGCTGTGTCAGGCCGCATCCATCTGCTCGTCTTCCTGCTCCAGATCTACTTCTGAATCGGCCGCAGACTCCAGCGCCTGGATCAACTCGGCAGCTAGCACGGACTTGAACCTGCTCTCGTCAGTTTCGCCAATGAGCTGGGTTACCACACGGCCTGGCACGTTCATGATGTTGGCGCGGATGGTAGCGTTCTCAATAGCCCGGGCGCGCTCGAACTCACCGATGGGTGCAACCTGTTTCCTGTCGCGAGCGAGATCTAGCTCAGCCTGGGCAGCTTCGGCCGCTAGCTTGCGGAGCTTCAGCTCTGTCTCATCGAGCGGGACATTGCCGGTAGCCTCAAGCTGCGCTTGCTCACGCTGCCATTCAGACACGTCACGAGTGTTGAATTTCCACGGTTTACCCTGGCGGCCTTTTTCTTCATAGGGACAACCGTTGCGCAGCCAGCTGGTAATGGTGTTTAGCGACACGCCGAAGATTTCCGCCAGCTCTTCGCGATTTACATGCCTGCCTTTTCCCTTGTAAGCCATTGCTCAATACACCTATGACAACAATCAACCCGGTTTCGAGGGCCTCGCTCATATCAAATCCCGCGAGTCCGAATACC